CGTATGGTTCTGTATCCGTGTGTTTGTCTACCCACACATTTAAAACGTAGATCCTGATGTTCTGTTACCACTTCATGACAGTTATCTCTATCCGGATATTTTTTATCACCATAAAACTTTGCCATGTGTGTTTTAAATCGTGCTTGTACATCTCTGAGACTCATACCAACATAAAAAGGTATTTCCTTATCGTACATAATTTGGTATATGTAAGCACCCACGGGTTTGCTTTGTAATACTGTTTTTACTGTAACCATTTACACCATTCCTCTGCCCATTCTGTGTGTGCTTGTGCCACTGGATGACTGCCTGGGTGACATTCTCCATTTTTGACTTTCCACCATTCAAGAAAACCTCTTCTACTGATATTATTGGGATCAATACCTCTATATTCGATATTAAAAACATTTTCGGTATGATGATATTCATTATGAATCAGCAGATCAAGATACGGATCCATTTTGCCTCTTTCTTTGTAATAAAAGTGATCCCATGAACCTTTGTATTCTTCGCCCATTATGAGTCTCCAAGCATCTTTGTGTTCCCATGCAGTGGTTTCATACAGTGGTATTCCTTCTGCTCGACAGTACTGTCTTAGATAATCACGCCAGTATAGATCATCATGCAAAAACTTCAACTGCAAATGATGAGGTTCCAAAGTTTCAAATAAATTAATTACGGCTTCATAGTCTGGGCCAGAACCAGTTCGATATATTGATTTCTTTTTGTTATTTCCAGCCAATGGCTTGCCTGCGTTTTCTGGATTTTCTGCTTCCAGCAACATGCCAGCAGTCATTGAATGATACCATAGATGATCTTGATAAGGTGATATGCTTGGTTCTGCAACCACAGTGGTATGCGATCTGAAATGCACTCTTTGTATGCTGGTCCACATCACATAGGCCGCTGAGGGTCGTGATTTACGCAACCAATGTAGCATACGTCTTGCTATGTGCTGATTAGAAATACCACCCTGTGCAGTATTAAAAACAGTTTTGTCTGGATGTCTAGATTCTCTGATGCGTTCAGGCCATGTTGAGTTAGAAAATTCACATTGCAGGTACTCAAAATCACCTGCCCAATCTGACATTTCAGCACCAGCAGTCATGGAACAACCACCTGTGAGAATGTAAGAGTCTGCTTCAGGAAAAAGAGATTCTCCAGTTGGATATCGTTCACGAAAACGTGCTATCTGTTGAGCCCTTATAGGCGGGTGAGTGGACATTGCAAGAGGTCCATCCACAGGATTATCTCTAGGTCCAAACATTTTTGTATGTATGCCTTGCAGTTTCATATTTTATTGATTCTTTTTTCGTGTCTTCCGCCTTCAAATTCAGTATTAAAGAAGGCTCCTAATAGATCATGCAGTATAGCAGGGTTTGTGTTTCTAGCACCTATGCACAACACATTGGCATTGTTGTGTCGACGAGTCATTTCAGCAGTTCCACCATCTTTGCACAGAGCCGCTCTTATGCCCTCGTGTCTGTTTGCCGCCATGCTCATGCCTATGCCGGTGCCACATATTAATACACCCATTTGAGTGCCACCCTGTTCTATTGCTTCACAGACTGTGTGTGCAAATTCAGGATAATCCACTGAATCTTCTGAGTCAGGACCAAAGTCCCGAACATTGTGTCCTTGTTCTTCTAGCCATTTACTGATTTTGGTTTTAAATTTAAAACCAGCATGATCACTTGCTATTGCTACTTTCATAATAATCTCTCCAATAAACATTAATTCCTTTTATCATTGATAACTGTAATTCGTTTACCATGTAATTAATATCACGTATATGATGATTAAATTGTTCTGTTTTAAGGTCAATGAATTCTTTAAAATAAACATGCTCAGGTTCTATCAACCAATAATCCTGGTCATTGACCATTATGTTGTAACAGGATAAATCTGCATGTGTTACATATATGTCTTGTTCTTTTTCATTCCAAGTGTTAAATGCATTGTGTACTGTGTTAATTATTCTGAATATTTTAAAAAACTTGTAGGGTTCTGTGCAATAGTCTATGTCATCAATGGTGTCAGCCAAGATTCGACCAGGTAACTTTTCCATCACAATTCGATCAGGAGAGCATTCAAACAGTCGAGGTGTAATTCCAGTTTCTGCTTGAAACTCACAGTATTGATCATACCATTCTTCAGTGAGATGTGTTTTTGGTTTCACAAATGATTTTATTATTGCGTCACCTGTGTCTTCTACTGTGTGTATTGAGTTATTTTTTATTAACATCGGGCCTCACTTTTAATCGAACCACGAACCTGCCAGGGTTACGTGCATCTTGGTGCCACCTTTGTACATGTTCATGATTGTCAGCCCAGGTTGGAAACTCCAACATTATTTTGCCCTGTCCTGTTATAAATGTCACGGATCTTGTTTGTTTCGCACGATATTCCATTGTGGTCACAGAACGAAACATTTCCCACGCAGAGTGCAGAGTGTATCCGTGCAAGTCATACAATTAATCTTCTCTCCATCGATATACATTTGGAGTACAAAAGTTTCTTCCAAATTTACATGTGTTATCACTTTTGCATACTCGTTCATGTTTAGAGTTTTCCCAACAGTCGCCTGAAAATCCACGCATTGCCGTGTACTTGGCCCAGCCATCATCAATTGACAGTATAATCACAGATGGCAAAACTAAAAATAAAAACACGATCCATAAAAACGCAGGTGCAAAACCTTTGTTGTGATATGGCTGGTTAGGATCACTCATCGAGCCAACTCCTTTAACACCTGTGCTATTCTATCAATTAACCATTTTTCTTCTGCACTAGGCACCCAACTGTTTTCAGGTATCAGAGTGTCAAATGTTTTCCACATTTCGTCTTGTTCGTTCATTAGCCTCGCCTCATTCTTGCTATATCTTTTGCGTCTTTGCTGTCAAACACAGGAACCATGTTGCTCTTGTGCATGGTGGCTACTCCCAATAATCGTCTCTCTCCAGAGTAAACCTGTCTTTCGGCGGGGGCTGTGCTTCCTCCAGGAATAACATCACTAGTAGGGATAGAATTACCACTAGAGCTATAATCAGGAACAGATAAAATAGAAATATTAACATTTTTCTTTTTACTCTCCGAGATCTGATCTGGATGAGCACCCATCTTTCGTAACCACTTGTCGTGGTATCGTTGTGCTTCTTGGTCTTTTTTATTTAACCGTTTTTGCTTACGTTTTCGATAATTTGTCGTGGTCATCCATGGACCAACTAGATGCATACTCATGTCTAAGTTCCTTCTAAATTTTTATATAGTATAGCTGATTTTGTTCAAGATGTCAACTGTCAAAAAGACTGCTCACTGACTCTTCGTTGTGTATTCTACGCATGGCTTCACCAAACAGAGTGCCCACACTTACCTGTCTTGTTTTAGTGCATGAGTCAGGACAATGATCCAGTATTGAGTTTGTGATAACCATTTCTTCCAGTATTGAAGATTCAACTTTTTCACATGCTTCACCAGACAGTACTCCGTGTGTGATGTATGCTCGTACACTCAGGGCACCTGAATCCATGATTGCTTTTGCGGCCTGACATAGTGTACCACCTGAGTCTACAATGTCATCCACCAGTATTGCATGTTGATTGGTAACATCACCGATAACATTCATTACTTCTGCAACACCTGCCTTGGGTCGACGTTTGTCCACAATGGCATAGTTTGAATTGTACAGTTCTGCAAACTTTCTTGCTCGTACAACACCACCTGCATCTGGCGATACAAATATAATACCATTGTTTTCATTGATATCAACATTGCGTCTGATATCTTTTTGAAAGACTGGCCTGCTCGTTAAATCGTCCACAGGAATATCAAAAAATCCTTGTATTTGACCAGCATGTAAGTCCATTGTGAGTATTCTATCTGCTCCAGCAGTGGTTAGTAGATTGGCAACAAGTTTAGCAGTTATGGGTGTTCTTGATGCTGATTTACGATCCTGTCTTGCATAACCAAAGTAGGGCAACACCGCAGTGATTCTAGTTGCACTAGATCTACGAGCGGCATCAATCATTATCATCAATTCCATTAAATGATCATTTACAGGTGTTGAAGTGCTTTGCACAATAAAAACATCTTCTCCTCTGATGTTTTCATGAAATTCAACCATGGTTTCGCCATCAGCGAATGTTGAGATATTGCAAGGGGTGAGATCAACAAAACAATGTTTGGCAATCTCTATAGCCAGTTCAGGGTTGGCATTACCCGATAGTATTTTCATAAAATATCCTTTATGATTTAACTTTTGTATTTATAGTCCGTTAGGAACTATTATATAATGTATGGAAAGCACAACGCCTACTGACGCACCCAATCCTATCATCATCTTAATAAAGTCTCTGGTAATCAAAGGAAATACTGTTTTAAACTTTTCCTTGCCTGTGACTGTTGCCATAGCAAGTTCTCGTCCACATAGTAGTCCTACGAATACCCAAGTTGTTGACATCGGAATATCATTTAATTCTTTGAAGAACAATAGTATTAAAAAATACACACAGTCAATGATTGTTGCTGATCTAACATATCTAGTGTTGTGTTTTTCAATAACAATGTTTTGAATTTTACCACCGCCTTCACGGAACATATATCCCATGCCCACGATAAACAATACACTGATTAGCACCATTAGATCCCAAGGTATTTCTCTTGGTAAAAACACAGCAATGTTTGCCATGTCATGCGATAACCAAGTGAACCATAGAAAGCCTGTTGTAAACCATTGTGCAATACGCCACCATCTTTTGTGATGTTCAGCAACTGGTTTTGCTTCGTCGAGTATTTTGGTTACGCCTATCCAAATAGCATAAGCCGCCACAGCCGCGACAGCATAACCCATCATCGACTTTACCAGCATTTTTTCTAATACAAATGTTGAAGCAAATGCACTTAAAACTAAAAAAGACGTGCTTACTGGCACGCCCATTCTGGTTAGTATTAATAGCAATCCTGGAGCCATGGCATGATACCATTGAATCTCCTGGAAAGGTATTTTGTTGAGTCGGCCGTAACTGATGTCACCTCCGTTTGTATACCACCCATACCATAGTGTATACAATAAAACGGCCGAAGCCGCTCCCCACATAATTTTCCAATTAAATTTATCGTTGTTTGATGCGATCCATGTACCAAGTGTTTGTACTGAATCATTTGCTATAACGGCGTATCCTGCAAATAGGAAGCCGATTAGCATCCATAGTGTTAAAGCGTCCATAAATTTCTCCAATGACTTGACGGCTTTACCCCGTCGCTCGCCTTGAGTTGTTGTTGACTACTCGCCGGTATTTATACTACTTTGACTTATATGTGGATTTCCATACGTCTCTAGCATTTACTCGTATAAATCTTTTATTTGTTTCGTTTTTATTTGGATTTTCCATTGTTAGCATCACATTCTTACCACGAGTGAATGCAACGTATTGATTGTGCAATCTTGCAATGGTATTCTTGTATTCTCTTCTGCAGGCCTTTTGTGCAAAAGTTTTTTTCTGCGAATGCACGCCTTTTGAAACGTGTCCTGATCTAGTTCTTTTTTTACCCATATTAACCTCCAAACATTTGAATTAATGGTGGTCCGTATGTACCACCTGCCCAGGCAAGTGCCACTATGGTGATTACACCATACACTAACCATTTCATTTTGAAATCGTCTACTTCCATTTTAAGTGCAACAAGTTCATTGCCAAGAATTCTTACACCAATTTCTAATTTACCTTTATCGTCTGATTGTGCCATGTTTTTTCCTTTCTAAATATTTACTAGATGTTCTTCGCCGTGTATCCAAACTTTGCCACCCTTCAGCTGAAAGTTTCGTAGTGCATCTTTGATCAATTTAAAATCTTCATACAAATGTGTAGAGTCATTGTCATGATCAAAAATGTTACTGAGATACACCGATGCTGGTGTTACATCCAGTAGATTCGTTATGTACTCTGGTCGTTCACATATGTTGACCAGTGTCCATGTGAATGTACAATCGCTTATATCCCTTTTGCCTATCTGTTCCCATAACGTATCGTTTACATTATAGTTGAAATGTGAGTCAAGGTCAACCAACTTTTCACGAGGATCTATTTTATCCACGTACAGCCATTGAAGCATTTGTTTTTTAATTTCTAAATTATCTCGGCGAATATCAAAGAAATGTATATCAGTGGCTGAAGTTTTATCCAACAGCCAAAAACATTTTAGTCCAGCCAATACACTTATAAGTCTTTTATCATTGCTGACCATTATGCGTTCACGATCAGACACAGCATCATCGCCGGTTATCCACACAGAAGGTTCCATGATTAAATCATTCAGTATCGATAGATCCTGCCAAGACCAATGCTGAACTCGTTCGTATACATCACGTATTGCTTGACGACCTTGACTCGCTATTAATCTTTTTACTTCTGCCATTGTTGATTGTTTATTATTGTTTTAACGTGTTGATCCAGTACCAAACATTCGTCTGCAAACAGATACACATTCTCAATTCTATATGCTTTACGCAGAGCATTTACAAATTCAATCACAGAGTGTAACTGTTGACCATTGGCACAAGCCCATCCTGTTCTATCTTCAGTGCATCTGATCCAGTCATTTTCAACAGGATCACCCCACCATGTTCTCCAAATACCATTGGCATCTTCGTGTAGTGGACCAGGATTGATCAGTTCTACTGTTACTGTGTTTTCAGTGGGTTGTCCTTTTGTCTGTACCAGTGGCAATTGATGTTGCACAATGCCTCCATCTTCACCAATGATAAAATGAGCACCGTCATTGGTGGTGCCCTGCTGATAGTAAACTGCTTGTCCTAGTGCGTTCAACACACCATTGCTGGTACGAAACACAATACAATCAGCTGACTGCTCAGGCAGAGAATCGTCAGGAGGAGAGTATGCTCCCTGTACCCAATCACGTCTATCAGGTGAGACCCAAAGTCTGTGTTCGTGAAATTTAAACTTCATCAGTGAATTGTATTTGTTTCCATATGTCTAGATGTGGTAGTGCTTTTTTCAATCTTTTTAACATATCTATCTGCCATTGTATCATGTCAAATCCGTACAAGAACGGAAAAAAACTGTGTACAAAGGCGGCAAAAGTTGCATATGCTAAAAACATTGTTTCTTTTAATCCTAACCACATGTGCTTAAAATAATCGCTAACCCTGACCGGCTTAATACTGCCACTGGCTAACTTTGCTTCCTTCAAGTGACCCAAAACTAAACTCCTGTGTTCGATCAATTTTACGTAGATTATTATCTACTTTTATTTCATGTACTTTGTGATATCTTACTTTGGGTATATCTCCTGTGTCCACAAGAGATTCATTCAGTTCACCTGTGTAATATATCATACAGTAACCATTCACATGTCGACACAGAGCCAGGTCTGCACCAGCATGTACTACTTTACTTTCTATCTGTTCTGGATAAACACGTATACCACATTCACCCATTTTAAACATGTTCAATTCACGCCCTACCAGTTTGTATCCATCTGCTGTTTCTTCTACCAAATCACCTGAACGCCACAGTCTATCTTGTACTTTCCAACGTGCCACAATCTGTCCATCTTCTATGTGTACTTCACAATCTGGATTAGAATCTAATGTGTAAGTGTTTGCAACTTCACTCATTAATACATTGGGAGGTACTTCTGTTGCACCATAAACATTGTAAACTGATTGAGCACCTTTGGCACGTAGGTCTTCCAAACAACCTTCAGCAGTATAATCTGATCCCACAATGCATTGTTCATAACTGCTTAAATCCAGTTCTTCCCAACGTCTATGTTTGTGTAACACACGCCACATGTTGGGCAGTATCAATCCGTGTGTGGGCCTTATTTCATGCACACGATCTATAAAACGTGGTGACACATCTGTTTCAATGTATAGATCTGAATCTGCTATCACACAAGGATACAGACTCATTGTGGTAAATGCTATGCCTCTTGTTGAATATAAACTTAACATTTTACTTCTGTTTGTCAAGCCAAACCAATCAGCATTAAATTTTGATATATGATCAATTACTTCTGGTGAGTGTGTAACAGTATGAGGGTGTCCTGTTGTACCCGATGTGGTACAGGTTACTTCCATATTTTCTAATTTGTCAATTATGTGACTTCTGATGTGATTGTTGTCACTTTCTAGATAAGGGGTTCCGTCTATGTATATTTCCATCGTTCGCTATTATTTGCCTGCTTCTTTGATTGCTTGTATGTTGCGAGAAATATGTGCATTGAATTCTTCGTCTGTTTGATCGATCCTCAAACCTTCAGAAAGTCCTCTTGAAAAACTTGCTGACATTCCTCGTTGTGTAGCCAGTCGTCGACATGCTTCTTCTGTGGTATAACCACCGGATAACCCTACCACCATGTGTACAGATTCTGATTGCATTGTGGAGGAATAAAAATTAGGATTGTCTGGTAGTGTGAGTTTTAGTATGCATTGTGATGAAAAAGCAGATAATTTTTCTGCCAACATGTCACGCAGTTTGTATTCGTATAGTTCTTTGTCTTCATGCTCGATTGGGATTTCGGGTTCAACGATGGGCATGAGTCCTGCATCTGCAATCTGTTCTGCCAGAGCAAATTGTTGTGCAAGAATTCTATCCATGTCTTCAACATCTTTGACAATGCTACGCATTTTGGTTCCTGTGCAACCAGACCATTGAGCAATCTCAATCATTTCTGCAATATCAAAGTCTTTGAGTGTTCCGTTGTCTTCACAGCCTGCATCTACTTTTAAATATGCTTCAATGCCTTTTTCTTTGAGAATGGAAACCATGCCACGTTCAACTGTGTCGCGATAAAGAATGGCCGCCCAAATGTTTTCATTAACAAAGTCAGGTGAATTGACCATACGCAAACGCATGTCATGAACCAATTCCATTTTGTTTTCTTCTGTATACTCTTGTCCGTAACGTTCTAGTACGCCACCAGTGGATCCGCCTGAGTGATCCATCGCCGCAATAAATTTACTCATATGTCTCTCCAGTTTCTCTAAAAAAGTTTTCACTCCAAAATGCTTTGTCGTCTATCCAAACATCATAGTGTTCTTTTTTGCCCACACTCAATTCATGATGTTTAGCACCCCAACCTTCCAATTGATTTTTGGTAAGGTCATAATAATCAACTCCTGAAGTAATTCCACGAGCAGTCATATATTTGATTGTGTGTCCTTGATCATACAATCTGTTTACTTTTTCTATTCTTTCTGGAATAGGAACATGATTTGCATAGTCTTTTTTACCCGAGGGCAGTATGACTTCTTTACAAATGGTTCCGTCAATATCGATTACGTATTTCATTATCTCTTCAAATACTTATGGCGGTTCAATTGATCCGCTTCTTGTAATATCTCATGAGGTTCAGCACCTCCATACAAATGTTTCTTGGAATATTCATACACATTTGGTGCATAATTGGCTATTGCAGTTTGTTTGTCTTTGATGTATTTAAAGTCAACTTCTGCTATTGGTAAAAGGTCAGGTTTGATGTCTAATTTGCACACATCATCTTCCCACCTGTCCAAGTAATGATGTTGTTGAGCCCATTGATAATCTAAATAAAGATTTCTTCCCATATAGCCACGTGGAGATTTATACCAATCCCAATTTTGTTTTATATGATTGTTATCAAGGCCATACTGTCCCCATTTACGCCATAACGGATGATCTCTGCGTTTGCTGAGTGTGAAATGAAAACTTATAAAGTCTGCTGTCTGCTTTTCTAGTTTTTGTATCTGTTTTGAATATGCTCTTTTGGTAAAATCACTTATGGTTCTATCTTTGTATTTGTTCAGTGCTTTGTCCAACATTTCAATGCCAGTTTGTGCAATGTATATTGAATTGGCTTCCATGGGATCAATGAAACCCTGTGCCATGCCAATGCCACAAACATTCTTAACCCATGCTTGTTCAAAGTAGCCTTGATCCCATTGTATAAGTTTAGGATCTCTGAGCATGTTGTATCCTTCCCAATAACGTATAAAACGTTCTCGAGCATCATCAGGATCTTCACAATTTTTATCAAATATATAACCAGAGCCCATTCTAGAATACAGAGTAATAATAAAGTTCCAACCATTTGCCTGTGCATACGATTGTGTATACGGTCTCATTTCATCTTTGGGATCGTTGTATGCAACCGGACATACCCATGCAGATTGTGTGGGCAGGTGTTCCATGGCAATCCATTTTTGTTCCATTTCCTTCAACAGTATACGATTAAATCCTGTGCAATCTACAAATAGATCACCTTCAATCTTTCTACCATCACGTAACTGCAATGATGTAATGTAACCATCTTCATCTTTGTTGATCTGTTCAACGTGTCCTTCTGTGTGTTTAACACCCAGAGGCAATGAAACTTGGTCTCTAACAATCAACGGAAAACGTTCAGCATCCACATGCCAAGCATATGAATGCCAATCTCCCAACAGAAGATTTTTATCCATATCATAGGGTGCTTTCTTTTGTAGTGCCATCTGATGTTGTTCTGTTACATAGTCAGATGTTTCCCACCATTTATATTTGCCTTGTCTAACCAGTTCTAACCAATAGTCATATGATTTTTCATCTATACCATATGTGCCATCTGAATCATAAAAATAATCATCCATTTTACGATGAGCATACCAATTTTTTAAAAATGCTTTGTCACGCCATGTGTATGAAAAAGAATAAAATTGTTGATCCCATTGCTTACACGCCCAATGATTTTTAGCACGTGGCATAGGTTCTTCAATGTTCCATGCTGAGAACATGTTACCAAGTTTGTATATACTGTGTGTGCCTCGCATCCACTTTTCTTCGTCAACATCTAGCCATTCTAACATGTCGCCGAGCTGAGGTATAGTGCTTTCTCCTACACCTAGTATGGGCACGTATGGAGATTCTACCAGTTCTACATTTAATTCTGGGTGGCGTTTTTTAAGCGTTCCTGCTGTAAACCAACCTATTACACCACCACCTAATATTGTAATAGATTTAATCTGTTTCTTCATACTAGTAATTATCTCCTTTAAAGATACTCAGCTACCTCACTTTGTACTAATTGCAGATATTCTTTATCGTCATCAGATAATATTCTAAAAAATTTACTTATTGTGGGGATTATCTGTTCGCACGTTTCGTAATCCCCCAGTTCAAAAAAATGTTGCAGTTCATCCATTCTTTCTGTTACACGTTGTTCAATTGAAACTTTTTCAGTTATGTCAGTCATTTACAATATACTCAAAATTATATGTGTTTGGATTCTCTGCCAGTAGCACAGCACCGTTTCGTATGTGAAAGTTGCGAGCCATTTCTGTTTTAGGACTCATGGTAACAAACCGTTTCACATATGGGTTGTTTCTTTTAATTATCTTCGGAATGCCATTAATGATTTCTCTACCTGCACCTTTACGATATGACCACACAGTATAAAAAATAGCATGAGTAATGCCTGGCCATTTTAAATCATTTTCACAGGCAGGAACTTCGTCCATGTACGCCACACAGATGACAGCATCAATGCCATGATCCTTGTATGGGTGTAGTTTGTCACTTTCCAGCACATAGACTTCTTTGTTGTATCGAGTACGCCACTCGGCTGATAGATGTGGTCGTACTGGATCATCTTTTATGAGATGTAGCTCGTCTTGTTTAATTAATCTTATCATATTTTTTATACATAATCTGTGGATCAAACTCTAGTGTTACGACTTTCTGTTCTGTGTAATCCGTGTGATATGTTTCTTTACTCCGTTGTTGTTCCATTCTAACTAAAAACCAATCATATATTTCTTGATGAGCTTCAACCAGTAACATGTTTTGGTCATAGTATTCATCTATCATATCATTGTATATGGCTATACGAGGATGTATTTTTAGCCAATCGCACAATGCATAATAACTACCTTTCATACGTTTTACAAAAAAGTCATCATACATTATACTATAGCAGTCGCAGACGGGTTTGTCAATATACAAATGCATAGAATCATGTGCATCAGCAAACTCAGTTTCTAAATAATGCCATCTACTTTCGTATATATCCAACAACAACCACATGTCGCCCAGCGTTTTGAGTTCGCCGCGATCAAACAGTTCTTCACATCGAGCTCGAGTTTCTTTGGTATCCATTTCTAGATCACGCAAAGGAAACACAATTTCATTGACTTTTTCCAGTGGATGTTCCCATTGCTTGATGACATCAAGTGTTCTATAGAACGCATGATCGTTATTACCACGTGGCACAATGCTCAACAGTTGTTGCTTTGGCCATAATAGATGTTGTAAATGATAGTTAGGACAATGTGTTTGTGCAGTTATTCTATCCCATTGATTAAAATCAGAATCCGGATCTTCACGCAACACATCAAGCATTTTTGCCATGATCACTGAGTGTGCTTCTGCTTTGCCACAGTGACCATTAACATAATCAAATGTTGCTTTCTGCATCACATGTTCTGCATCATGCAGAGGCATACTTGAAATATATTCATTGTTCAGTGGAATGTGTCTTTGAAACTGCTGATAAAAGCCTCGATGTTTGCCCAGCATCAGTTGTAGGAAATTTGCACCAGCACCGCCATCCTGTGCTATCAGCAACAGTTGACGAGTTACTCGATCTGCGTCCCACACACGAGGATCAATATCTGTGCGTGGACCATTATGCAATTGAAGAAACATCGCCAGCCAACGGAAATATTTCTGCTATAACTTTAGCACATGCATGAGCAATTTCCATGTGTTCTTTTTGTGTGCCGTGTCCGCCACGCAATTCAATGTAATGCACCCATGAACGCAGAGTACCATTCATGTACAGTCTTGTTTTGGTTAAACCTTCTGGCAGTACCACACGAGCCTGTTCTTTGGCAATGCCATTATCAATGGCCCATTTGTATGCTTCCTTGGCCTCTTGTATCACTTTGTTTTGATAACTGCCCCAAATCATTGCAAGACGCACATCTTCTATGTTGTTTTCATCCAGCTCTACACTATTTTGTCTGTTCTTTGTGTCCTGCATACGAGCTTCTCTATGCACAAACATTTCACCCATTTCTTCCGGATTTGCATAACGCTGACTAAACTCTTGAAACGAAAATGATCTATGACGCACAATTTGGTGTGCAATATCTCTTGTGGTATTAATCTCCAAACAAGCATTAACCATTTCCAATGGTGACCAATGTTGATGTTTAATCAAATACTTGATGAGTTTTTCATTGGTTTCTTTGTTGTTTTGATTTGAGGGATTTGAAACTCTTGCACAATATGCCACAAGGTCTTGTACGTTTTCTACGTCATGCCTGCTTGTTGGTACTGTGAAAAAGTCTGCTGGTTTAGTATAGCTAATTAATTTTACTGTCAAAGTAGTCCTCCTGTTTGCCTTCTCTGTTAATGTCTAGGGTTATGCAATGCAATCCACCATCCCAAAAGAATCTGTATCTCCATGGAATAACTGTGTAGCTACTGCCCAAGTCTTTGGGTGGATCACTGGAAACGTAAACATGTCCTTCATCTCTTACCAAACAGTTTACATCAAAAAATGATTCTGTGATATTGCCTATCCATGGCTCTATCTGTTTGTTAACAAAACGCATGGAAAATATTTCATCTTTTTCTTCCTGCGACAGTCTGTGAAACTCAGGTGTAACGTGTCTGATAACTCGCCAGCCTGGCAATGAATCTTGATATCTATCTCCACGCACCTGTGATGTCATGGCAACACCTGGCCTCAGTACTGCAAACTGTCCGTCTGAGTGTCTGCCGTCCACATAGCCTGACTCATACACTCGAGCGTTATATTGATTTCGCATGGCTTTGGCCATAATTTTGTTGCCTGTATGATCCTGTAAACTGTACACAGGGTGAGGTGTATTTTCAATGATAACATCTTTGCCCAAACGCACAATGCTGGGTGGAACCACACCCATGTATTGTTTCTGTTGTGCAGGAAATCTCACATCAAATCCTGCAGACACATATTCATCCAAAGTATCTCCCCACCATGCCATTGCTTTAGCATAGTCGTGATACACCCACATGGTGTTTCCGTACACTAGGAAATTGTCTCTGGGATTCAATTCAGGCAGTAGACTTTGATCTGTTATTTCTTCAAAGCACATCTGCATTTCTTTTTGAAACTTTTCGTAGTTGCCAACTGCTTCTATGTAATGACCTTTGAATAATTCTTGTTCAAAGTAATCTCTAACATAAGTCCAGTAATCATAACCACGTGGTTTTTGCCACATCTCAAACACCTTTTCAGGTCCTGGCATACAAGGCCTACGCACACGAATACCATCATCTTCCATTATGCGTTGAAATGTGTTCAGTTGTTCCTGTGTTTGAATGATGATGTTTCGCAACTTTTCCTGTTGCACAGGATCTTTCAGTATAAACTTTTCCCAGCCCACAGGCCAAACATCACCTAACCATACTTCACGGAGTGGTTGAAAACCTGTCCAACTATTGATCATATTTTCTTCTCCATTCAACATAGGCCTGTATTTTAATTTCGTATTCGCATACTTTAGGATAATTTAAACTGAGCTTACGTTCTTCTACTACACGTTTTATCCAATGTGGGTTAGTGGTACAATCTAACAAAAACTTTTCGTAGGTGGGTTTTTCCAATTATGTCCTCTTAAGATCTGCAACATAACCACGTAGACTGTGTCCCCATAGATATCTGTGTCTAAAAGGCACACTGATTAAATCAACACCTTTGTCTTTGAATGCTCGCACTTGATCTGGATCTGAGCCCATTGTCATGTAGGTTTGATGATTGAGTGCAATACCATCCTGTTCAAATGGTGTAACACCTTCAGTGAAGTCAACCCAATATTGACAAAATGCTTTTACTTCTTTCAGTATTGTGTTATTGCCAGTTTCTATATATCTATCTACCCACCATTTGTTTGAATTTAATTTAAGCATTTCAGCAATGGCATTGTTAACAAATGAGTCCATGGATGTTATGTTTTTTGTTTCATTTAACCATCTGCCCGATGACATGCCATGTCCATACACTTTGGTTATACCCGAACAAGCATCAGGTCCTTTATCTTCGTTGTGACCTGAATAGTGTATCAGTTGTGGATTAATCCATTTTATAAAATTGTGTCCGTTGTCATCTTCAACAATAAGTTGTGTGTCTGTGGGCAACATGGTTTGCAACAGAGCAATTTGTTCTTCACTGAGCTCGGCTGAATCCGCCCACACAGTATTGCCCAATCTTTGTACTGATTGAAAAGGAAACTTTTTTAAACTTGTGTTGTTTGGATCTCTTTCAACTGTGATGCCTTCGGCTTCTAGTCGGTTAAAAATGCTGGTGTATTCAATGTCTTTTTCTTCACAGGTGTACAGTTTGTTGTTGAACAACCATAAATCATAACCTGGAGTCATAGGAGCATCAACGTTTGCAAGTAGATCAAACATTGTGCTGGAGTTTACATTATCGTCCTGGCCAGTCATTTCGCCATACAATAATTCTTTTTCTATGTTGGCTGTGTCAGGCTTGTGTACTGTGATGCCATGCTCTTGTAGTGTGCGTTCTATACTTGCAAGGTCTTCTAATATTTCTGTGCTGATACGTTTGAATATATCTCTGATGTCATCCACATCATCAACAGACAGCCATTCGTCCCAAAATTCAGGTGTATAAAAGTCTGCGAGTACACATTCTTTTAATTCACCATGTTCATATTCTACTGTCATATTCTTTATTAATCCAATCAATAAACAGTTCGGCTCCGTCTGCAACGTTGGCTTGCCAATTCTTCATTGCATTTTCGTCTGCAAAGTCTGTGACATACTTGAAACATCTAAAAGGTATGTTATTCATAGCACACAATTTTGCAATCGCATATGCTTCCATGTCCACAAGATCTATGTTTGCATATTCAAACCATGCATCAGGTTCCTGCACAAAACTATCACCTGAGCCACATGTGATGTTGGTTTCTGAGCCTGTTGTTAATGCACCTGCAAATTCATCATCTTCAAATGGAGTTACACCACGAGGTGCTTGTGGTTCTGTTTTCATATCTCTGTGTATAATCACATCAACTTCTACGAGCTTACCTGCAAGATCTTTGTTGCTTACCAAACCGGCTGTGCCAAAGTTAATAACTGATGTGGCATTCCTTGTGTAGATTAATTTAGCAACTTGATTACAAGCATTGACCAATCCTACGCCAGTATGATGCAGTTGAATTCTCTCATGACCTTTGTACTGACTGTAGAATTGCTCGGTTGGTAATTCGTTTTCTAGTGCTACCAGTAGTCTAGGAAACATATTACTCGTGCTCTCCGCCTGGATCATTTTCATCCAGTTTTACTTTTTGTCCATTTACCCACATGTTTTGTCTTGCTCTAGGAAAACTGTGATATCCTGATTTCAATGAAAACTTTTTCATGGTTTCATTTAATGCATCTGGTCGTTTGTCGGCTTCATTGAACACCATGGCTGTGATAAAAATACCACTGATCAAACAAATGTGTACTATTGCACTTACTCCAAATGCTGTGTAGCTTTCTACAATAGCAATACCAAAAATTGCACTCCACATAAAGCCAAGTATAGTAAACAACATGTGTGCAACCATCGGGTCAAGTTTACGTAATGGTGAGTGTTCAATTGTCATTACGCCATTCCAACTATGTTTAATAATGATCCAAATTGCGATTGGCGGGAAGGCTTTCCAGCTGTCTTTATTGCTCATACGTTTTCTCCTATTAATTGGTGCGACTTTTCTGTTCCTAGGTAAGTCGCCAACCCGACAGCATTATGCCGCTAAGGCGTAATCTGAAGGTGCAAAATTATCGTTTGCATTTAGTTTAAGTGACCAATAACGCAGTCATCCGGTTGACTCCACTTCGCTAGTTCGCCTGTCGATCCTAGTTCGGCCCCACAAAAACACACTATGGAATATTACGATAATGGTCAGTTAATTTTCTGACTGCACCAGCAGTTACATAACCTGCTATAAAACTAATTACAATTACTGTAGCTATTGCAAGTCCATGCCAAAGTAAAAATTCCATTTTATTCTCCTAATGTGTTTTGGTGGAGCCGCCGGGTACCGCCCCCGGGTCCAGCTCGTGTTCACGTTGCTTCAACGCCAACAGTCTATTTATAACATAAAATACCACATTCGTCAACTAAAATCCATACGCCAAGGTAACATAGTATAACCCATTGGTGATAAAACATATGTTTCAGTACAGTAAAGTATAACTAGTGCAAATATGCCTCTAGCCCACCAAGGCCATGTTTTTACTCTACTCAATAAAGGTCCTAGTATCCAATCTAATAATCTACTATAGGCTCCCCAAAAACGATCACTTATACTGTAAGGAGGTGTTTTTAATATTACCAAGGCAAATGCTATCCACCATACCCATATAGGGTGTTCTTCACTTACGCCATACCCAAACATAAAAGGCAACAATAATGCCGTTAGATATAATCCTATATATTTTCTAAGATGTTCTAGCATATTTTTTCCATGTTTCATGCAGTACATAAAACCAAACACCATTTATGATTGGCTCTACTATTGCATCTAGTGTGGCAAGTTCTAGACTTGCTCCTGTGATTACCATAACACACACGATTGCTATCAACATGTGTCCTATTGTATAAATTACTGCGAGGGTAATACTACTGCCACCCAGTAACCATTTTACTACATCATTTACCATTTAACTTCTTCCATGCTTCTTCAAATCCTTCTCCGTGGGTATAAAACTCTTCGTTATGCCACGCTCTTTTAAAATAACCCCAATAGCAACTATATATAGTTTCTTCAGTTGCTTGAAAATGTCCTTTTGTCATCCAAAACATTTTATACACTTCTTTTCGACTTGGAAATTCATCTGACATAAACCTCCCTTTCTATAAAAATTTAGCAGTATAGTCTTGCCTTATATGATTAGGTTTGTTGGGTCTTGTTGTATCTACTGCACAGTTATCTGCACACACCCAACAGGGTTTTTCACTATCATAATTTGCTTTAACTTTACTCCATTCAGCTGAATACATAATATCAGAAAAACTTCTCTGATGCAAGTTATTCCAATCAGCTGGCAATCCCATTAAATCCATGACGTCTTGCCTAATCCATTTCGTTGGATTGTAAAAATTTCCTGCTGTCATACAACACGGAAACACCAAACCATCTGCTCGTATGTGTATGTATTGTCCCAATTCACATTGTGGTTCAATCACTACACCGTCTTCTACTTCTTCAAATGGTTCATCATCTTCCCAATTATCATCTGCTTTGTTGGGAGGTCGTTTGTAAACTTTTAATATGTTTTCGCCATCAACAATGTTTCTATCTACCATTTCATCAGGCGATTGATTTTCAGACACATTGAAACTTTTAAAGCCAAGAGCAGTGGACAATTTCTTTGCTGTTTCTAACTGATGTCTGTTGTGTGAAAACTCAATCATTTTCCATTGTGCATTGCCACCTGCTTTGATAAATGCAGAAGCATTATCCATCACTTTGTTAAAATCTACATTTTTTCTGTACAAATGATTTGTATCTATCAATCCGTCAATGCTGAACACAATAACTCTTTTTTTAATGAATGGCATAAGTTCTGCCAACTGTTCAAATGTTTTTGTGTTGCGTAAACTTCCGTTTGTGTGTATTTGCAGTTGACAATAAGGAGCATGTTCTACTATGGTGCTGACAATTTCCACAATGTCTTTGTTGGCCAACGGATCACCCACAGTACCAATACAATCAATTTTTACCACATCATCCAGAGGAAAACCAGTCATTATATCTCTAACCATTGCTGGTGTAAGATGCGAATTTAGATCAGCATTTGGATTTGTGTACAATCCACCATTGTGTTCTATATAGCGTGGACATACACTACAATAAGCATTACACGAACTGCTGAGTTCAAACTCTAGAGTTTGAATTTTGTTATAAATCATTTCTTTCCAAAATCAATATCCATATCTACTTCACTGTGCGACAGCGAACGTGCTAATGCTTTGATATCATCAAGTATAAATTTACATTTTGCTGAATCATATTCTCCTGATACCCTGTATCTTTCTCTGTGAAGTTCTATTGCTTTTTCATGCAACACACTACATCTTTTATAATAATCTTCTACACTATGCATTTGGTTTCTCCGGCATTGTAAATAACGCTCTAACTTCGTCATTTGGGTTTATGGGTTTTCGTGCAAATACGCACCATTTATACGCAAACATTGTGTTTTTGTTTGTGCAAAATTCTCTAAAACTTGTGCCTGTTGTATAAACATCATCCACAACCAGCCAAGGATAATCTCCTTCAGTGGCATAAGGCTCAAGTGCATGTTGCAGTGGCAATCCACCTCTGGGTATACCTACTACTTTTGAAAATGGTTCTGTTTGATAATCCATTATCATTGTAGCAAAACAATCCCATTCTTGTGGTTTGATTGCATCACATTCAATTTTCCAACTCAATGGTATTCCTGCATGTGAAATAAAATCTACTTTTTGAAATAAATCTGGTGCTCCAGATGTTTCTTCGGGTATCCCGTAATCCAATGCATTTTTATTCCAATTTGTCATTGTTACTCCTTGTGTGCGATCCAAACTGTTACGCCAGTTTTGGTCCACCCTAGATCCATTGCACCAGCCACATGTATCTGCGGTGATACCCAACTGATAACGTCTTGTGGTTCCCAATCATAAACATCTTTGATTGTGAATCCTTCCAGTATATCCTTGGGTATATGTCTAAGGTATTTGTTGTATGTATCTTCTTCAATGTGATATCCTGGATCTATTCTTTCAACATATTTGTGTACACGATCTTTGTGTCCATTATAGTATATGCTTTCAACACCCCAATAGGATTGATCAAATACTACTGTACTAGCTTCGTGCGAAAAGTCAAGTGGAAAAACGTATGTCATGTAAGGTTTGTACACATGTTCTGGATTTTCTGTTAACCAATTTAACAGTTTGTCGCCTTTGTTGTTGGGTGCTTTTACACCCTTTGTTTTAACCATGTTCCAGTTGTCTGTGTGTATTCTATCCCAAACTTTTTGTCCGTGTATGTGATACAATCTGCCACTTATAAAACGCCAACCATCATGCCCGACGGTAGCTCTGATAGTGTCTCCAATAATAGGATCCAACTCTTCCCAATCATATGGGAAACGTAGACTGGCGCCTCCGCCAGCATCAAACTGTCTTTTGTCTTTATGATTAGCCCATAGGTCCATAAGTTGAGCATGTTGCTTCTCCGTTATATGATTTTTATATTGTTTAGGTGCCCTGTACATAGACTTCATAAAATCTATATCTTCCTTGGTACGGAATTCAGGTATTTTAGTTGTGATCTCTTCCATGGTGTATTTCCGGTTGTAGTGTTACTTCAGTGGGTCTTATATCGCTGGGTAATTCTATTATTCTGCGTATAGCTAATGCTAAACTGTTAGGGCTCATTGCACTAACATGTTTTTCTTTGGGTATTCTATCTGTTGCTGTGTATCCAGGACGTATGTTTATCACTCTGCATGGTGCATTTAGATGTGCCATCTGTCTGCATGTGTGATCTATTTGCATTTTATAACTTGGATACTTGCGTAATTTTTTCTTCCAAGTATCAGCAGAGTTGCTACTGATAACAACTATTGTTTTTAATTTATTTTCAAATGCATTGTACAATTCACAAAGCATATCGTGTTGTGCATCTTTAACTTCATCTGAGAAAGCATTTAATATGATGGTATCAAACCCACGTGCCAATTCCAACACTTTTCTTCTGTCCGATGAACGAGTAATATCATGTCCAGTGGCTCTTGAACAACCTATCACATCTTGATCTGCATCAAACACTTTTAAAAGTTGTTGTCCTATTCCTTTGGTGTGTCCTATAACTAAAACTGTCATTAATTGGCACCCATTAATATTATTGCCACCTGTGATATAATTATAATTGTTAGTAAGTATAGCATCTGATCACTGCTCATCATAGTACTCCTCTTGGTGTATCTTTGGGCAACCTTTCATAGGTGCCTTCATATGGAGCCAACAATTTGTCTGAACAAAACACAATGTGATCTCTGTATACATCACCTGAGTTACAGGCTGTGTGTCGTGGACAAGTGTTGGTATACCATGCACTGAGTCTGGGCATGTGTATGTGTGTGTTTGAATCAGGCCACATCATGAATGCACCGGGATTTGTACTCAGCACAACGTGAAAACGTGGTGACTTGTCAATATGCACAGAGTACATGCTTTTGGGCCACAGTCTCATCACACGCATTTTATAACACTCATACTCATTGCACAATCGTTCAAACTCTGTGCCTCGGAAAAGTTCATTTACAACATTCCAATCTGAACTTTTATAGCCTGTGTCTTTTAATTGCTGTCTGCCACATGATGATGTGTATTCGTTTGTATCCAATGGTCCACTCTGTACTGCCACTTGCGAACTGTGTCTGTTTTCGTAACCATGCCAATGATAGGCTCTCAGTGATGGTGAGATATTGATCCAATCTGACATCAGTTGATTTAAATCTATATCAAGTTTGATTTTTTCATATAACAAATGATTAACGTTTTCCATTATATTACAAATCCTTTAAATTCTGTTTTGAGTGTTTGCACCCATAAGTTTACCATTGCTTCTGCGAATTCTTTTTTGCGTTTTTGATCGACACCCGGCACTTCCTGTAAGAATTGTGAATAGCCATTTGCAAACAGCATGTTATTTGTTGCAAGTAAATCCAGCGATAATACGTCTGTGGGATGAAATGTGTCCACGCTGAACCAATGGTGATATGAGTTGTCTGCTTTATTATTTAATAAAGACATGTCGTGTATAACGTTCTTGTTATACCATGAATTGAAATAGCTGTTTTTAAAATCGCCCTGCACAGAGGTTTCCATACGCACATTTCTAAGATCATTCTGCACATGCGTTTCCAATACGACATGTTGCATTCGTGATGCTAGATGTTTGCCCACATGTGACATAGGCAATATTTTTAACACACTCATGTCTTTGAAATAACCCAACCAATTGATGATGTGTTTGTTCCACTGAGTAACACTCAGCACCACAGTTCTAAGTTTTTGATTTTCTGCATACTGTTCAATCATGTTAAAACTTTTGTCAAAATCAAATTTGGGTTTGTGTATCAGTTGTTGTATTTCATACAGTTCGGGTGTGGATTTGTTTATAGCACGAAAACTTCTTGTGTCTTGTGGCAAAGAATTAGCAATGTTGTGAGTGTACCTTTGTACAAATTCAGCACCAGTGCCGGGCAATCCAGCAATTACCACAGTTTCTACAGGACACACTCGAGTAACATTGTAAGCACTATTTAGAAGCATTTCAGAAACAAACTGTTTCCAATCTGTTTTCCAATTATGAGTTACATACTGATTGAGTTGATTGTCTGATATTGTGTTCTTCAGTAAAGGTTTTATATGTCCTGCCAGTCGAGCTCTATCCAAAGCTGTGAGTGTTTTGGCTTCACGGTCGCCAAACAGCTCATGGTAAATCCGTTTCATCAGTTTTTCGGTGGTATAATAATCATTCATAGTATGGTATCCTAGCAAGGTTTCCGGTAAATATGTTATATTACGTAGTAGAAGAGGATTGAGTATGACACCTGATCAAGTAGGAATTGAAATAACCAATTTGATAATGCCTTTTATTAGTGCTCTACTAATATTAGTTATCACTCTTTGGTTTAAGGATTTTGCAACAAAAATTGCAAAAGGTATGATGTTTAAAATGAACAAGTCATTCAATGAGGGCGACTCTGTGGTATTGGATGGAGAAGATGCCATAATAGTTAAAATTGGTTTGTCTGAATCAGTGTTTGGTGTGTATGGTCCACGTGGTTACACATGGCGTTATGTGCCTAACGAAAGAATACCAATGTTAAAATTAGAAAAAGTTATCAACAAAGATTTACATTTGGACACAGATGAAGAAAAGGCCGCAAAGTTGCAAAACATGATTGACAACACACAGAATGAAAAGATTGCTGAGAACAGACAAGAAATCAATAGACTGAAGGGGAAATAATGTTAGAGGGCGAATTAGATTTATCAAGTATGAATGGTTGGAGTTGGAGTAATGCATCACATCTTGCATGGTGTTCTGCGTTTGCATATTGCCAACCATTAACAGGTAGGAAACTGGCCAAAGAAGCTGGATACACAGATTGCAAATATTTTGACAAAGATGGTGCTCAAGGTTATGGATTAGCCAAAGAAGATCACATTGTGATTGCACTTCGTGGCACAGAACCCAAAGAAAAATCAGACGTTGTTGCAGATCTAAAAGCATGGAAAAGCAGTAGCAAATATCACGGTAGAGTACACGCCGGCTTCAAAGATGAAGTTCTTAAGATTATGGACCAAATAGATAAATTTGTAAAAAAGCATCAAGGTAAAAAGATATTTGTTTGCGGACACAGTTTAGGTGCCGCCATGGCAACAGTGGTTACAACAAGACTGGAACAAAAACCAGTGGCAACTTACACATATGGATCACCCAGAGTGGGTAATAGAAAGTTTGCACATCATTTCGATAAAGATTACTCGTGTTATAGATTTGTAAATAATAATGACATAGTGACAGCAGTACCAGGTCCTATCATGTACGATCACGTAGGTAAATTGTATTACATCAGCTATAAGAAAACAATACACACAGGTATGGGAACAAACCCTGTACGCAGGTTTTGGGATAAGATACGTGGATTGTTAAGAGCATGGCGAAAAGGAGAAATTTTTGACCACGTCTATGATCATGACATTACTCGATACGCAAAAATCATTACAAAAAACAAATCAATTTGATAGCGACGAGCACCTAAGAGATAGAAAACACAGAGCAGAAACAGGTTGGATCGGCAATCCTGCATTGCCTGGTCTTCGTACAGTTGAAATTAATGTATCAGAACTGTGCAATCGTACATGCAGTTTTTGTCCACGTTCAGATCCAGAAGTTTACAGTAACCAAAAATTGTTTATGAGTACCACCACTGGACTGGAGTTAGGTCAACAACTAGCAGATGCAGAATACGATGGTGAAATACATGTGACAGGTTTTGGTGAGCCTATGACTCATCCTAACATATGCGAACTGCTCGTTAGCATAGCACAAAACTGGTCCCGCCACATAGAAATAACCACCAACGGAGATAGACTGGAAGCAATGCCAAGTCTTGTGGGCGATCTTTATGCATCAGGTGTCAGCAGAATCACAATAGATTCATATGATGGTGCAGAACAATACCACCACTTGGCACTGATGATGCGACACTATCCAGAGGATCGTTGGCGTATACGCAATCACTATGATGATCCCAACAAAAACAAAGATGAATTGATAGCAGAATACAATTTTAATAACAGAGCTGGTAATTCAGCTTCTGCAGAAGTCATTGACAATCCGTGCTATTTGCCTTTTTATAAAACTTTGATTGATTGGAATGGTGATCTTGTGTTGTGTTGCAATGACTGGCAACGTGCATCAGGACGATTTGGCAATATCAATGACACGCCATTGTCTGAATTATGGTTGCATGAAGATCTAGTTAATATCCGACGCCAGCTAAGCCAAGGTACACGTAAAGGACCTGCATGTGGATCGTGCAATGTAGGAGGCACGGCATTTGGCGAAAAATCATTTAAATTGCATTGTAATAGTTATATGTAGTCATAACAATCAGCATGTAAGTGACAAAGTGCAACGATTGATCCAGTGATTGTAACTTCCAAAATCGTGGTTCATCTCTGTGCCAACCCAATCTACGAGTCAAACGAGCCTTGCCAAAATCTATTAGACTGTGTATAAACAAATCAAACACACCCAATGCTATTGCAATTTTCCATTCATCTATACCAAAACACAACATTATAACAACGGCTGTGCCTAAGCCATGATCAAAATAATGTCTAAATCCGTTTAGATATCGAGTTTTGTTTGCTGGTGGTCGTGTGGCCTGTACATATAAATCCATGTAGGCATGTTTAATAACCAAACCAAATAGTAACCATGTAAAAACTGTCATAGTATATCCGCCGTGTCCTTGTCTAATCTCACTTCTAAGAAGCGAGGCAAAAACAAACTTTTTGTTGAACTGTTTTTGTCTTGAATAATTTCGTTGTATCTAACTGTAATTATGCTACCTAATATCGAGTCTTTGGTAATTTCATCTCTAAGCTCGTCACTGAAACCTGAACCTACATTTACCTTTACACCACCATCTGCACTTTCAACAGTTAATGCTCCCAGTCTTCCTTCATTACGTCCTGTACCTTCTATCCAGTCTGTAACAACTAAATCAGCTTCTAGTTCTGCTTTGATTTTGATTTGATGATTTACTCTTTTGTTTTCATACAAACCAGCAGTTGATTTTAGAATAATACCTTCGTGTCCTTGTGCCATAACTTCCTGAGCCCATGTATTGGCTTCTTCGTAGTTAGCAACCTGTCTAGTAACCACTAATTGCATTTTAGGTTGTATGTTTTCTCCACATTGTGCCATACCAGCAATCCAACCTTGAGTAAAACCTGTAAGATATTGATGCAAACTTTTAAATCTAAGATTGTAATTGAACCTATCATCCCAACCTTTTGCAAAGCCATCACCACGAATCATATCCCAAACAATCATTCTAACACGTTTAGCATCTTCAGGTGTGATAGTGCCTTTTACTGCTTTGTTAAGAATACCATTGCCTGTTTTTCTATCCAACGGATTGCCATCATCACCTAACACAAGCAATTCACCATCGAATACCCATGAACCACCTTGTGCTAGTTTAGAAAACTGTTCGTCAAATTCGCCGTGTAACTGTATGTCTTTACCTGATCTGCTTTTTACTTGCACAGAATCGTTGTTAACAATCACAACAGATCGCATACCATCTAATTTTAACTGTGCCAAACAAGGATAATCCATTTTGTCTAGTGTTTTTTCATTGGCAGGTGAACATAACATAACACCAAACTCTGGTATAAGTCCTTTCCATACTTTGTTGATGGTTTTAATACCCATACCTAAACGTAAATCTCTATTAAGTATACGTTTGAATATTATAGCATCATGATAGTTAAGTTTGGCCAGTACTGCATCACATCTATCTCTAGCATCATGTCCAGTAACTTTTCTACTAATTAAATCTTCTAAAATAGTATCATGTGGATCTAACGCCTTGCTGATACCTTTGCCTTCATATGACGCAGGATCAGTCAAAGCATCTCCTGTGATATAATAATTCAAATGTGGATTGTAAGCATAATAAAGAATACGTGATAAAAGACTTTCATCTCGGTATTCTTCCAATATTTCTTGTTTGACTTTGGTGCTGTTTGTTGCAACAATTCGTTCAAATATTGGCCAAATGTTGCTTTCGTGATCTGTTGTCAATGATGATGGTAATTGATTGGTAGGATATGTTATATCTTCCATTTACGCCTCTATGCTAATTATTTTTCCTTGATCCATTAACGGCTTAACTATATTAGCATATTGATTGTATGTGAGCAACCTATCAATTCGTTCATGATACAGTTTCAACATCAACTCATTCATTTCACTTTTCTGTTTGTTATGAATTAATAGATTATCATTGAGTCTGACTCTGTTAGCATCATCCAGCTTTTGATGATACTTTTTCACAGATTCTGTGTTCATTTTTTGAATGTATTGAACCTGTGTGTAGTTGTTTTTTATTGTAGAATCTGACATGCTAATATTTACCGTCAACAGTAAAACTCCTAATTGTTATATACAGTATAACATCAAGACGTCTTACTGTCAACCATAAATTACATCAGAGCCAATATTTTACTCTAAAATTATTATACTTTAGATTTTTTTCTCTTTGTTCTAGATCAACGAGATCAATTGATTGACTGAGATATTCTACTATTGGGTCTTTTCTTTCCCATTTGAAAAAACTTAGGAACCAGTTCATCTACAGTTCTCCAAGCAGTTTCTTGAATACTTTCTTGCTTTTGCCTCTGATTTTGGCTTTTGCAATAGCATCTTTGTTTGAAAGATCCTCACCCACAACTACCATTGCAATCATACCCATTGTGGCGTGTGGTGTACACTGGTACAAATAAATGCCTGGTGTGTCAAATGTAATTGCAACTTCTTTGTTGTTTTTTGATTTCTTTGGTAGTTCCCAACCTTCAGGACCTGCAATAAAGTGTACATTGTGTCCTTTTGAAGTTGGTACCCAAGTGATTGTGTCACCAGCATCAATTCTTGCGATATCAACTGAATACACCATTTTTGCACCATCGTCACGTTTGTTTAACATTTCTACGGTCATATCTTCTGCGTACACAGATGGTGTTATTAATAGTGCCATTACGAGTGTTAAACCCAATGCCACTACTTTTAGTCTTTTAAGATCTTGCATCATCGATAGTTTCCTTCTGTCATAAGTTTCTTTGCTTCTTCATGATAGCCTAATCTGATTAATTCATTCGCCGCTCTGGCTCGTCCTACTGCTTCGAACCAACCTACGATTAATCTAGCCATTAAACCCACCCTTCTAGGTTAGGATTTGCATCATTGTTTTTGGGAGCAGACTTCACTTCCCAACCAAATTTTAAATTGAAGCATTTAAAAAATTTCATTGTCTTCCCCATTTTCCTGTTCTTTCAAACTGTTCACTCAGTTTGGCGTATTGGTACTTCCAATCGTTTTTATATTCTGTTTTGGCATAAGTGAGAATATCCTTGTGTACGTTGTTCGAACGTCCAGACAGGAAACTCACTAGGCCAGCAAAAAGCATGTTAGCCATTGTTTTCTCCTATTATGTATGGATGCTTAAGGTCAGCAATACCCCGGTCTCTCCCGGCGCCGCTCGATTAGGCATGAGTTATGCCACGGTCTTTCCCGTTGCCCGAACACGAATGCGTTCACTGATACTTATCACGTAAAACGTAAATTAGCTATGTATTTAATGCAAACTCGCTATGCTATATTGTAGCACCCTATTCGTAAACACGATTATGAGTGTCATAGCATTGTATAAATGTGGTACATTTTGATAGATGCTTTAGACGTTGAGCTCCAGCATAGGTACAGGTGCTACGAAGTCCACCCAGTATGTCCTGCAGAGTCATTCGCACAGGTCCTCTATAAGGAACCATAACTTCTCTGCCTTCTGATGATCTGTAGTCTTTGAGTCCGCCAAAATGTTTGTCATTGGCCGCTCGTGAACTCATGCCATAAAACTGCACAAACTTTTCTTGTTTGATCACTCTGTCAGTGGGTCCGCCACTGTGCAACAGAGTTCGATGTGCTGGTCCAGTCACTTCTGATGTAATAAAATCTTTGGTAATTACTTCACCACCACCTTCATCATGTCCTGCTAACATGCCACCCAACATAACGAAGTCGGCTCCACCTGCAAAAGCCTTAGCCACATCGCCAGGGCAAGTACAGCCACCATCAGCAATGATGTGTCCTCCAAGTCCATGTGCCGCATCGGAGCACTCAATAACCGCACTAAGTTGGGGATAGCCCACCCCAGTTTGTATGCGAGTCGTACAAACAGACCCTGGTCCGATTCCAACTTTGACAATGTCCGCTCCACTTAATATTAATTCTTCTGTCATTTCGCCAGTAACAACATTACCAGCAATGATCACTATCTCTGGATAGTGCTTTCTAAAATCTCTCACAAACTGTACAAATCGTTCTGAATAACCATTTGCAACATCAATGCATACATATTTAAGTTTACCATCAACCTGTTCGTATACATTTCTAAACTTTTCATCATCACGTTCTGTGATGCCAATGCTCATTGCCACATATTCTGTGCGAAAGTTATCGTCATTTTCAATGCCGTCAAAGTAGTTGACCAGTTCCATCACTTCGTATGTTTTTACCAAACATGTCATCAACTGTTCTCGTGCAAGTGTGTCTGCCATTTCAAATGTGCCAACACCATCCATGTTTGACGCCATGATAGGAATACCACGATAGTGTTTGTCTTCGTCATTCTTCAGCATTGGACCTTTGTAATTTACAAAAGTAAAACCACGTGCAAGGTCAACAATTTTTCTACTGCCCAATGTACTGCGTTTTGGTCGGATCAGCACATTGTTGTAATCTAGTTTAATTTCCGTTTCGAGGCGCATTCTCAACTCGCTTTCTTAAATCAGTGGTACTGAATCTGTGATCACGTTTGTTAAAGTGTAATTCAATGCCACGTTTTCTGCAGACGTCTTTGCCCGTAAAATCTTTTTCACGATATTCTTCACCAAGAAATCTTACATCTATTTCAAATAATTCTAATATATCCACAAGGTCTTCTTCGGTTTGATAAGGCACAATTTCGTCAATGAACTTGAGTGCATTGAGTTGTGCATATCTTTCTACTAGAGTTTGTACTGGTGGATTTTTTGTATCGGGTCTATTGATGGTTGGATCTGTTTGTAGTCCAACAATTAGATAGTCACAGTTTGATCTTGCTTCACGTAACATGCCTATATGCCCAGCATGGAGCAAGTCAAATGTACTGAATGTAATACCTGTTTTCATTATTATTTTATAACACTAAATTTGTTCTACGTCAACCGTTAGTGGAAAACTGTTTGCTCTTGATAACTGTGAACACTCAAAAGCCTTCTGTTCTGCAATTTCTGGGTCGTATGTGCCTGCTACACCTTTGCCAGTTTTGTGTATAAACAACATAACCTTTTCAGCAGTTTCTTGTGTGTGGCCAAACAGCCCAATCAAAATTTCTACCACAAAATTCATTGGAGTAACATCATCATTCAAAAGAATAACATTGCATTTTTTTGGAAACTTTACATCAGTTAGGCTGATAGTTTTAACCGCAGTTGTTGTACTCATTTTATTAATCCTCATAATGGAGGGGTTACATTGAAATAACATATCCCTCCATTACATATTTATTGCTTATTTAATAGCGATTGTTTTAGGTTTCTTCTCTTCTGGAATGATTCGCTCTAGTTCAATGTAAAGCATACCATTTTCCATTCGAGAACCCTGTACCACAATATCATCACTCAAAGTAAAGTTTCGCTTGAAACTCCTCTGTGCAATACCTTTGTGAATCCAATCCCAACTATTACCAAGATCTTGTTCGCCTGGTGCTTTGTGTTCAACAGTAAGCACACCTTCAGCGACTGTGATTTCCAAATCTTTTTTATCTACACCAGCAAGTGCTAGTTCGATTTGAAACTTTTCACCATCTTTGATGATGTTGTATGGAGGATACCCTGTGCTTGAAGTGTTGTGTTCGATGTACTTGAACATGTCGTCAAATACTCTGTCGAAACCTACTGCGTAGGGTGTTAGTTTATTGATGTCGAGGGTTGTTAATCTATTCATTTGCTATCTCCTTTATATTAAGCAAGATTAATGTTAGTAGGCCCATCATTGGCACCTACACTTATAATATAGTAACTCGATCACGTTTTGTCAACCTCATTACTACATTTTTATTTATCACCAGTTAGATTCCATTTTTGCGAGTTTTTTCAGCCAACGTTTTCTGCCCTGTGCTTTTGCTTTTCTGCGTTTTTCACTGGCACCAACAAAATGTTGTCTGTCGCGAATTTCTTTGATAATACCTTCTTGGTTTACCAACTTTTTAAGTTTACGCATGGCTCTGTTGACATCGTTATTACGAACTTCAACATGCATGCCTTTTGCTTTGAAATCACTTAGTGAATTCTTGTGTTTATTTGCACCCATATTAATCCTTTTTAATCACGGCAATAATTTTATTGCCTGAAACATTAATTGGTGCCACAATACTGTGTTCACCAATATCAGTTAGTATGCCTTCAAAAAACTCTTTGGCATAATTTATGTTGCCACGTTCACGACCTCTAAGTTGTAGTACACATCGGATATGAGCACCTTTGGCCATGTGTTTGCATATATTCTTTATTTTAACATCTTTATCGTGTTTGTCAATGGTTAATCTGAACTGAAACTCTTTGGTTTCAATTCTGTTGGCTCTTTGCTTACGAGCAGACTCTTTGTTGCGTTGTTGTTCTTGATATTGCCATTTATTAAAATCAATTATTTTACAG